TAACACGATATGAAATATCGTTTTCTGATATCTCAACACCCAATCGTATCTCTTTAAGCTCACCACCCTTATTATTCTTTTTCTGCTCCTTTTTCTTTTGTTTCTCTTGATATTGAAACTTGCTAAACTCCATCAATTTGCATATCGATGTATCATATTGATTTTTAATCTCAATGAGGTCTAACCCTTCGGACCTGCTTAAAGCAAGCGCTTCAGATAATGTATATACCCCGTCATATTGTTCAGACCCAACAACTCTAATGTTAGGTGATTTAATCCAAGTGTTGATTATATAATTGTGTCTTTTATTTTTATTCATTCTTGTTTTTCTTATCAAATGATGATGGTAAAACATTCATACCAAATCTTTTACCCAGTTTAATTAAAAAAATAATTAGCACCCCAGAGCCTGGTACTGCAAATAAAGCCCCCAAAAAAGTTATTTTAACCAAATCAGCACCTTGTCTTTTTATTTTCTTTTTTTCATCTGGGGTTAGGTTTTTGTTTTTTGACCTCCAAATGATTTCAGCAGCTTCTTTTGTTTCGGAAAATTCCATTTTTGTATTGGAAATCAGCGCTCTAAAAGATTCTTTTATTTTTTTCACCCCGCAAATATAATAAATGTTATCGAAAAAACAAATTTTATTTTCGTTTTCCCTCTTTGAAAGATTCTTTGGTCATTTCTTTCATTTTAATCAAGTCATCTAGAGTAAGATTGAATTGCTTCTCAGCATAAGCTTCTATTGCCCCGATAAGGTCGCAAAGTTCACAAATAATCAAAACATTTGCGCCTTGAGCCTTAGCATCTTCTAACTCGTCAATTTCTTCGGTTATTTTTGAGAATTCACCTAGAATTCCTTTTTCAATTTTAACTTTGTGGTAACCCATATAATTTAATTAAACTTGATGTTCTTGGTTCGGCACATCCAGTGCCGTATATCCAATCCAAAAATTCACACGACCTAATTCCATATGAACCCAATTCAATTTTTCCATCGCAGAGTATATCAAAACCATCATCAGTTACTATTATTGAAATCTTATCATATGGAAAATATTTTCGATAAAATCCTAATGCGGAATCAACAACAAAATTCAATCCAGATTTCGTTACTTCATCTGTTTTAATAAGTTCATTCTTCATAAAGTATTTCGTATGAAGAAAATCAAAACTTTCGTAACGATAACAAGGTGTGATTGTTTGAAATTGGCCTTTAGGTAGAAATTCTTTAAGGTAAAGATACAGAAAAGATTGTTCACCAGATGCAACCAAACACTTATCATTATGTCTAAGCTGAAACGAAACGCGGTCTTCAGGTTTTGTAATGTTGTCAACATATTCCGATACCGTCCATGGGGCTTCAATACGTTTAAATCCTTTGTCTTCGTAATGTTTTAAAGAATCGTCAAGTAGTTTATAGTCTATCATTATTTAGGTTTAAATTCATAAAATGAGTCATAATGTTCATCCCAACTTGGTTTGTCATATCTTACCTTCCAACCAAATTTTGAATATTTTTTTTCAAAATCCAGCCAATGCTTATCAAAGATTTCCTGACGTGTTGTTCCCTCTGGAGCCAATTTAAGAATTTCATCTTCAATTGTACTTTGTTTTATTGTAAAGGATGATTTTCCAAAATAATGTTTGTTAATACAATTATTAACGGCTTCAACTACAAAGTCTGGAAACGATTTTTCAATGTAATCTATTGCTTCTTTTGGCGTAATTGGTTTCATATATTTGTTTTAAAAAATTCTTTATTCATGATATTAATCCCGTTTTAAGTAATCTGTGAATATAAATCGAATGTGGTAACCATTTTTCGTTAGCGTAACCAATTGTCATGTGTAAACCAAAAAATGGTCTTCCCAATCCAAGTTCGGCCCGTATTCCGTGTAGGTCTTTTCTGTCTTCGTCTGGAATGTTTAACCACCAGTGATTTCCATCCGTTCGCGCCGAAACACTCAATGTTATTGGAACTTCAACACCATTCCACTTTTGTTTAACTACATTCCATTTTTCTTTAACCTCATCAATTGAACGATGTCCATTAAGGCTCATATCTTTAAAGCTATCATTAATAAATGATACATGACCACCACGGAGAGGTTTATTCAAAATTAAATTATAACGCTTCTTGATAAACCAAGCATAATAGTTGGTTATATCACCCTCAAATAGTACCATAGCAATGTGCTTCCAAGAAGCTTGTAAATTGTGCTTTTTGGTCACATTCTCTGGTTCAAATTCTATTCTTCCTGTGATTTGTATCCTGTCCATTTTGTTTTCATGTTTTCAACAAACTCAATTATCTCGTCAGCTATACCTTCACGCTCACCATGTGGCATATCGGATAAAAGTTCGTCTAATTCATCAATAGCTTCTTTAGCTGCAATATAATCAACATCCATTGGCATATTTTAAATATTTTTTGGTTCATTATACCATATTCTTGCACTAGCAACATCACAAATATGTACAAATGCTGCTAATGGTTTTTGAATACGAATAGTTGGGTTATAGTCATGTCCTTCTCCATGAATATATTTTAACGCATTTAAATGTCTTTTACCTAATTTTATTTTATGAATCGTAGCCGTTTCAATTATAAAATTAAATTTTTGTTCGTCTGTAAGATTACCAAAAATTGGTTTATAATACTTAAATGGTTTTTCAAGGTCGTGTAAAAATAAAACTAAAATTGCATCCGATAATGTAAAAATTAGTTTTCTTTTTGAACTCATCTGCTCATACAAATTAACAGCAAATTCCATGGTTTCTATTAAATGGTCTAAATACCCACCACGCCACGCTTGATGTTTCTTTTGCGACCCCATGGCTTCGGAGATTCGTTCCTCATGTTCAAGAAGTAAATCTATACACGCATGTCGATTATTCGGTTCAATCAAATCAATAAATTTTACAAGATGTAACATCTTACTCAAGATAATAGTATCCTTTATTATTGATTTCTTTAGCATATCATGCAAGTTTAAAATTTAATAAAAATGTTCTTAAAAACGCATTGGTTTCACCACCAATTCTTTCAAGCCATCCTTGATATTGTTTTTCATTTTCAACTTCAGATGCCATATCATTTTTCACAAAATCTGGGTAATACTCACGATTGAAAACCCGTTCGTCAACTAAGAATACAACACCAGTTAACGTATCATTAAGGTCTGGTTCTCTAAACTCAGCTATCAAAACACCATTATCTCTAAGGGTTTTTGCATGTTGTTGTAATGTTCCGAGTCTATTAATGTTTTCATTGGTTGTACCGCCATTAAGGATGATAAATGTTTTATCCTTTTGAGCATACTTGTCATATACCGCTTCAAATGGCGGTATTCCTTTTACCAATTGGCTATATTCTACAACAGCATGTCCAAATTGTATCCCCTGTTGAATTGGTGATAAATTATATGGTACTAAACCGTACATTCTGTAATCAAGGAACATTTGAGATTTCCTTGGCATTGAATTAGGTTTAAGATTACAACTTTTAATTCTCTCTAAATAATCTAAATACGGAATCTTTTCTTGATAAAAAGATTCCATGTAGAATGGCCAACTTGTTTGCCAATTTTCTAAATTAAGAGGGCGTACCCTATCAAGGGTACACCACTCAAACCCTGTTTTTAATTCTTCCATATTACCATTTTCTTGTTACATCGACAAATAAACTTGGGTTTGTTTTAATCCAATTTAATATCAATGCTTGTATGTTAGGTGGTATTGGATATCCTTCCATATAAACGACATCCATAACCACTTCAAGTTCTTGCTTCTCAAGCAATTTTACACCGTTTTTAAGTGTAACAGTTTTTAAAAGCCTAAAAACTTTATTTCGTATCATAATTCATAATTTTTATTTTGGATATACACCAGTTTCCCAACCTAAACGAATACCATATTTCAACCCAATCGCTTCAATATCAGCATCCGCTTTATCATCCTCATAATTTTCATCAAAGAATGGAATCACTGAGAATATTTCCGCAGAATTAAAGTTTTTAGAACCAAACCAAGAATAATCGGTTCTTACGCCAAATTCTTTAATTATATGTCTGCATACTTCGTTCTCACTAAAATATTCTTTAAGGTCAAGTTTAATATTGCTAATCTTTTCCTTGAATTCAAGTTCAAGTTGAGAATCGTATTTTTCTACAATTGCTTTAGCCGCTTCATATTGTTCTTTGGTTACTCTTTCCATTATACTTAGTTTAATCCAACTTCCTCGTTTTGTTTTGCAAAGAAATACAACCTACACTTTTCTGATACCTTTGAATTGATATCCTTAGGTTCCAATCCAGCTTCAGCTATTGTATCGCTTTCTTCTTTCATGATATCTTGAATAACGTTTCTGATAAAATCACCCATCTTCTTGATGTCGATACTACCACCATTTATCAAATCGAAAGTCTTATCCAACATTTGTTCCATTCTCCAGTCAACACACACTTTGTTTACAATATCAACAATCTTATTCAGTTTAACATCGTCAACTGGCTTAAGTGTTGTTACCTTTGAAGCTTTTGAATGCTTCTCACCCTTTGATTTGAAGGATATGCGCTCACCGTCATTAAAATATGTGAATACTATTCCTTCCCCAATACCCTCATGACCAAACGCTTTACCAACAGGACATTCATCTTCAACTTCAATTGTCATGTCAATGATTTGATTTTGAACCAATTGAGGGTTATTAAAATCGATGTCGATTGAATATGTTTTGTAATCCTCAATGTTGTAGATTCTATGTTCTGGTGAACTTAAATTTTTCATTTCATTTTATTTTAATAGCATACCAATTTATAAAATTAATTAAACCTTTTTCTATAAGTCTTTTTTTATTTGAACCAACGTTTTTATATATTGGTTCACCATTGTTTCGATATGAAGCTCTCAATGCCCCCCATGGTAAATTATTTTTTTTACAAAATGAAATAAAGTTTTGATTAACTATATGAAATTTAACAATTCCAATATCATCATATATATAATACTCACTTTCTTTAAAATTTTTACCACTTGTATGACCCTTTAGCTCACCAGACTTTAGTCTAGTATCATTCTTATTTACCTTAATAATATTACCATTAGAATCTATCGCCGTGACGATATTTTTATTAATAGAAATTAAATTTGGATTATTCTTATATTCGTCACTACTTACCCGTAAAGTTTCACCTGTAATTTTATCTATCACACTAACTAAACCATTTTTTTGAAACGTTCTAATTAATTCTCCAGTATTAAACCTAACATCATCTTTATTTACTTGCATGATATTACCGTATTTATCATAAGCAGCAATTTTACCCTTACAAACACCAGATAATTTATTTTTCTTAAAATCATCTTTACTTACTTGTCCACCATTTATTGTTACAACACCACGTCTAAACCCTCCGTGTCCACCAACTTTAATATTGTAAGTGTCTTCTTTTTTAATAAATTCTTCATTAACAATTTTAGATTCCAACGCTTTCATTTCAGCTTCATTAGAACAAAAATGTAGGATTCTTTTTTCAAAAGAATCAATACCATATTTTTTTATTGCTCTTTTTATGTGTTTACCCGACCCCATATATCTATCCAATAGATTTTTAGTTTTATGGTATCCAACATATATCTTATTATTTATTTTGTTTTTTAACTCATAAATGATATAATACATACATTATTTTATTATAAATATGTTTGTATTCTCAAACCGACCAATTAATTATTAATTTTTGTTTCAATCCAATAATTATTTTTTTCATTATTAAACGGACAAACTTTAGCATGGCTAAAAATAAAAGCAGATTTATCCATATTTGATATGGCGACATTTTTTTGAATTCCTTTACCAACCCATTCCATATATAGAACAATCGTATTTTCATTAAGATTAATATTATATTCATTTGCCAATTTTTTAATTAAATCAATAAAAACATCTTTTTTTGATTCAACAAAGAATGCGAATCCAGCATTATCCTTTTCTGGGGTAATGATGTTTTCTCTGGATTGTGCCCACATACCTTCAAGCATATTATATGCTACACCAGCGTTGGTACCATGAAGCTTTATAGTACCCTTAAATGTGAGTACTGGCTTTGGCTTTGACGGGTCATATATAGCTTCGCCAGTCTCGTCTAATCCAACGAAATTATATGTTCTATTGATATTTGCAACAATATTTCTAAACTGCTCAATACTTGGAAATGATATATGCTTCTTCATAATTGCAAATATACGATTTTATTGTGAATAAATCAAATTTATTTTAATCCTTTTGCCATTGCCTCAATTTCTTTAATTGATTCCAATGTGTCACAAGTATTCTTATCATCACGAAAACGTTTAAATCTTGGATGTAATAATGAATACTCGCCAGTTTTTTTCTGAGATAATCCAGAACATGTTGCCTCCAATATTGTATTCAAGAGTTTATCTTGATTATCAGTAACATATCGCATTGTCTCTTCATCCATACCCGCTGGACTTGTTATAAGTAACCCACATTCTGATTGCACATTAACACTAGAAATAACATTGGCGTTTTTACCCGTGCCGTAATTGAAGCTAACAATCCTAAGGTCCACATCCATTTCTAATTTCATTTTAATTTGCCAATTTGGCTTACCGTCTTTCCACTTACCATCATAGGCCTTAAGAATTGTTCCTTCTTGACCTTCATTAAGTAGTTCTTGGAAATGTCGAATCGCTTCTTCGTATGAATTAACTACTTCGGTTTCAACTAGACTAATCATGGTTGGTTTTAGCTCAAATAGCATGTCGCCGACACGATTCAATCTCAAATAATACGGCGCATCTGATTTTGCATCAAAATATTCTTCAACGTGAATAGTATCCCATACGGTAAATCTAATCGCGTCCAAAGCATTTTGATAGTTCATATGTTTTTCTTGAAACTTTTGAATTTCTTTGGTTACATCCTCCCCGTCCATCTTCTTTTTACCGATACTTACCAATGAAGTAATAATGCCATTACTTTCATAACGGCTTATACCATCCATTGTAAGTTCACCATTCAGTACGCAATCTTCAAAACCAGCAAGTTCGTTCAAAAATTTAGCACCAATAAGAATTGTGGGTTCACCTTGACGACTTTCCAATTCAACCTCACCAGAGCGAATGATAGCGTTGCAATAACGACCATCCATTTTGATTTGGCTATATCCTTTGCCACCCTTTTCAAAAATCTTTTTGGCCAACTTTTCCTCATACGCTTTGGCACCCATGTATGGCGTTTCCTCAATGAGCTTAGGGAAAACCTTATTAATAAGGCTAGTACCCAAGTTCATCTTGCAATCCTTTTCAATGATACGTTCAATGATATAAGCATCATCAGGTGTTGAACATGTTAATATTTCTTGTAAATGTTCAATAGCAGAATTACCAGTAAATGTCCTATCACTTATCAATGTTAAATTTTCAATTGATTCACACAATGGATTAAATAATCCATTGGTTTTACTAGCATTTGGTACATAATTTGGTATCTGTTTGATATAAAACTTTACACGTTTGCTATTAGCAAGATACAAAACCCGTTTTAACAAGTCATTGTCTTTATACTTGCTCAGAATTTCAATTTTTTTCTTGGTCGATGACTCAGCAGCGATTTCATCAAAGATTTGTTTGATTTTCATTATTTTATGATTTGTGAATGCAAATATAAGGATTTATTTTGTATTAACCAAATTTTTATTCTTTAAATCCCGTAATGTAAATAAATTTGCCCCTCTTTTCCACATCACCAATAACCTTAAACCCAACATTTGTTATCAATTTAACCAATTTCTTCTCATCCTCAGCCGTTTCATAATCCTTGGCTGGTTCGGCTATGTGGATAACCCCACCATAATTCAACACCCTATACGCTTCTTTGATGTAATCCCTGTAATTAGTTCCCCACAATGCCAAACTAAATACGGCCACATCCACCGACTCATCCTTCACGTATTGGCTGATATCCTTCATATCGCAAGCAATTACACTATCATCAATCGCCACATGGTCAAACGAAATAACCTTATTTTGTGGTATTTTGGTTCTCATTAAATTCTCACCACAACCAAAATCAACAACTACATGGTTTCTGTTCTTAATCTTTGTTGCTATGTATTCATAGGGTATCTCATCCCAACTATTCACGCTTTCTCTACGTAACTTATGATACCTAAACCATGAATCTGGATTACCAGTAAACTCCTTGTGCATTGTTGAAGACTTAGTTGTCTTTCCACGTCTGTTAAACTCTGACAATTCAGCCAATATATGTTTATATCTGGTTTCTTCATCGTTAATTTCTGGATAAAGTTCAATATTGATTTTTGAACGATTCCATTCAACAATTTGACCTTTCTTGATACGTTTCTTGACTTCACGTAAAGCGTCAACACTTTTTCTAAGTAACGTCTCTGGTGATGGTATTGAACTGGAAGGAACCAAACCATCAACAGCCGCATCAGAAAGCGTTCTCTTGTTTTTAATAATATTTAAACGCTGCACATCCCATGACCAGTATTCATCTTCACCTGTTAATATCCTTACTTGTGGGATTACAATTTCAACCTTGTTAAATACCGAACCCTGACGATAAATACGACCCTTTAACTGTGTATATTCAGAATCGGTCCATGGTAGTGTTAACAATATCATTCGATTACAAACACCTTGTAATCCATCCACACCTGTACCAATTGGTTTTGAGCCTAATAATACATCAATATCACCATTGATGAAATTTCTTAAATTTTCTTCTCTAGTGTACGTCCCCTCATCACCAGTATAGGTTGCTACTTTGTAACCACAAGACTCAATATAGTGTTTTATCTTACTTATAAACCCAGTTGTATATTGGGTATAAACAATTACACCTTTTCTTAAATACGGTTTAATCGCTGTTAACTTATCATCAATTAATAGTTTTTCAAACCCAACAACATTGGCTGTTTGAATATTCATCAACTTTTCCAATAAATGAGCACCATCAATGTTAAGGTTTGACATGTTATTTCCAGTCAATTCATTGATTTCAATATCATATTTTGGAAGATACCTCAACCCATTGATAAGCAATTGTTGGAACATCTTAAATGCGTTTCCAAGTGTTCTTCTGGTTTCCAAATCATCGTATTCTAAACCTGTCATCAATGATAACAATGACTTAGCTTCAGTAAGATTATTTACTACTGGTGTCGCAGACATTGCCAATACATGCATGTTAGCATTGTACTTCCTAGCACGTTCTAATATTCGAGTCAATGTCATACGTCTTAATGATTCTTCTTCAACTGTACGTTGCTTTACATTTTGTACCTCATCAATAACCACGAAATCAATCTGATTATTCTTTGTCAAATCTTGATACAATTTTTCAGAATAACCCTGTTGAAATTTCTCGTAGTTTAAGACCAGATAGTTATGATGTTTTCTATCAAATACTTGGCTCTTATGATATTCAGTAAAGACTTTGCTATTTGGATAAACAGCTAGGATGTTTTTACATGTGTTTTCTATGATTGAGTTCAAAGCGATAACAACTGTTAACCTAGCATCTAATTCTCTTGAAGCCAAGATAAATGAAAGTGTTTTACCAGCACCAGTACCTGACCAGTTACCATAAGATTTATTTTTTAATAAACGGCTAACAGTAAGTTGTTGCATCAAGTTTGGTTGATGCTTGAACTTATATCCAGCTTTTGGTTTAATTTTGATTACCTCATTGTATTCATTAAAGAATTCATTTTTGATTTGGGTAAAGTATTTTCCGCCCTTTTCTTTTTTAAGTTGTTTGATATCAACATCACCATTAAGTACTTGATTCCATAGTTTACGCATCTTATATTGAACCAATGACTCAAATGCTTCAGAATCCATAGATGCATATATTGTCCTATCTAATGAATGAAGTATGTTGATGTTATTCAATGTTGGCAACGTCCTTTCTGGTTCTTCGGTTGTTACTGGATTATCAATATCATCGTTTTGTATGAGTTCTCGTTCAATGATATCATTTACCGTTGGTATTGGTTCACCAATTGGGTTTTCTGTTGTATCATCTTCTTGTTCATTTTCAAGATTGGTTTTTAATTCTTGAATACTGATTAAACGGTCTTGTGTACCAGCATCAGTATTGAGGAAAGTTGTAAATTCTTGTGGTAATGAACCTTGACCAATAATTGTCATTAGTTCAAATGGGTCCATTTCGAATAAATCGGAATCTTCAAGGATATTAATTAGGTTGAGTTTATATGAATTGGTAATTCCACAATTACATGTGGGGCATCCCGAGCCACTTAAATGTGAACTTGGTGTTTGTTCAAATTCACCATGAACAGAACATATGATTTTTATTTTAGCGTGTGAGTTAATATATTTAACTTTAGAATAATCATATCTATCACCATGTACTTCTCTTGCTTTAATAATAAAATCCTCTGTTGTTAGTTTAGTAGAACCCCCACATAAAGGACAACCTCGACTAATTAAATGTTTACTAGATGTTTGTTCAAATTCACCATGAACAGGACATATGATTTTTATTTTGGTTTTGTTATCAACATAGTTAACTTTAGAATAATCATATCTATCACCATGTACTTCTCTTGCTTTAATAATAAAATCCTCTGTTGTTAGCTTAGCAGAACCCCCACATTTATCACAATGATTTCCTTTATTTGTATGTGAATCTGGTATTTGTTCAAATTCACCATGAACAGGACATATGATTTTTATTTTGGTTTTGGCATTAACATAGTTAACTTTAGAATAATCATATCTATCACCATGTACTTCTCTTGCTTTAATAATAAAATCATTAGTTGTTAATTTTCTTTTATTTACCATCGACTCAATACCACATTTAGCACATCCACTACCAGTTAAATGCTTATGTGATGTTTGTTCGAATTCACCATGAACAGAACATATGATTTTTATTTTGGTTTTGGCATTAACATAGTTAACTTTAGAATAATCATATCTATCACCATGTGCTCCTTTTGCTTTAGCAATAAAATCCTCCGTTATTAATTTCTTAGACATTATGGTTTTGGAATTTTACTAATAAAATCATCATATTTTTCACCAATAATAAGTTCAAACATCTTCTTAAAATCTTCCGATACTTCTTTTTTGGTAAAATATTCTTTAAAATCGTTTACAAATTTTAGTATATCATCACTGAAAGTATACTTCTCTTTGTCAAATAAATCATCAATGGTTATACCATCTTGAAGAAAAGTCCAAATCCAATGAAGCTCCGTAGGAAGGTTACCAACTTGTTCTTTATCATTATCTGTTAAACTTTTAAAACTATCATTTAGTTCTTTAATCATTTCGGGTGAATACGGAGTATCCGACTGTTTTTGTTTTAATAACATAAACAGATACTTTTCAAGACTTTGATTCATACTTTTTTAATACGTTCAGATACTCTGTTCCTAGTTTGAAGAATAAATATACCCAATGACACGCAGATTTTCTAAAACGTCAAGTTTTTACAAAGATACCAAAAATCATTGACAAAAACAAAAATCTTACCTATATTTATTCATATGAAAAAACCAGAAACTAAACTAAACATTACCCTCTCACCTGAAATCATCCAAAAAATAAAAGACGGTAATTATAATCGAAATAAGTTGATTATCAATCTTTTAGAACAACATGTCAAAAAATCTAAAAAATAATTACGGTTTTTTGACCGTTTTTACTTTTCTGTGATATTTATATAAAAACATTAATATCATGGGAAGAAAAAAGAAAGAAGACAAAGACAAAAAAGTTACGGTTAGCATACGCATACCTGATGAACTATTGGCCAACATTACTGATATCCAGAATAAGAGTCAATTCTTTGAGTGGCTGCTTGAGGAATACTTTACTAAATTAAAAACTAAGTAACAATGGAAAATAACAGACGAGAATATAATAAAATATACATGCGATTATATCGTAAAAGAAAGTCAGAAAAACAAAAAAAACAGGAAAAAGAATATATGCGATTATATCGTGAACGGAATAAACAAAAAATTAGTGAACAAAGGAAAAAACATAGAAAGGCTAAAAAATCCGATATTGCAGAATATATCTCAAAATATAAAGAGATTAAAAAAGATGAAATAAAGGTACAAAGAAAGGAATACCGACAAAAGAACAAAGCGCAAATTAGGTCGTACAGATTAAATTATGATAAAAACAATAGTGAGACGATAAATAAAAAAAGAAGGGAATATTACGCTAATAGAATTAAAACCGACCCTTTATTTAAACTGAAAAATAAAATTAGATTATCAATAATTAAAGGATTTAAAAGAAATGGTCTATCAAAAACATCAAATACTTTAAATATTATTGGTTGTTCTTATGATGAACTCAAGCAACATATCGAATTACAATTTGAATCGTGGATGAACTGGCAGAATCATGGATTATATAACGGAACCGAAGGTTATGGTTGGGATATTGACCATATTATACCATTAGACACAGCGAAGACTGAAGAAGATGTAATCAGATTAAATCATTATACAAATCTTCAGCCTTTATGTAGTTATATCAACAGGGTTATTAAAAAAAATGAACTACCGAAGTAGTTCATATAGAATCTTGTTGTCAAAGTTAGACACAAACTCATTAATGTTCGATGTTTTATTGTTTGCCAAATTAAAGAACAAACCAGAAAAACATTTTAACCCATTCTCAGCTGTAAGTTTAAATACCGCTTCAGCATATCCTTTTTGTATTTTACCATCATTCTTAGGTGTTTCCTTTATCAGTATACTCCACATATCGGTTAACCGATTTATTAGGTTATCATAATTTACCTTAAGCTTCAATATCTCATCTTTCCTAGTTGGGAATGTTGCGATATATTCTTCTACCTCATTCGTTTTAATGATATCCATAATGTGGTGAAACCCTGACTTACCCTTTAACATATGTGCAGCCACATACGCTGGGTTCTTAATCTTGATACGGTTAAAATCAGCATCAACAATGATATAACCCTCTTCACTAAAAGGCATGTTCTCGAATGTCTTCTTTATATCCTCAACAGAAGAAAAAGTCATTTTAATCGACTTAACCAATGGAACCGACAATTCTTGACTAATAACCTCAAGTTCTGGGTATGACATTTCTTTTAGCGTGTTTTTGTTTCTAACAGCTAATAAAATAACCTTATATTCAGTATGTGGTGTTACGACAATATTTTCTGGTGTACATAGCTCGAAAACATAGGTTAAATCTTTGTCCAATTTATCTTTGTCTAATTTAGCTGTATTCCAGAACAAATTGCTAAAGGTTGTTTTCTCAATATTATTAACCTCTCCCTCTGCCTCTGCCATACCTGTTGTTGCAGCAAACCATTCATTTTTATGCCAATCCCAATAAACTTGAATCATTGTACCATCAAGTTTCTCTAAAATTTGTGCTGTATTCCAATCAATCTTAGCTGCATTTCCTTCACCATGATTAAAGAATTTGAAGAATGACATACCCATTACCTTCCATGTATCTCTTTCAAGAATAAGGCCACGACATTCTTGTACTTCTGGACATGACATATCAGATTCTATCTGGTCATATTTCAGAAGAATTTTTTTTTCGTAAACGCGTGTTTTAAGCTTAAACTTTTCGATAGCTTTAGCCAAACCATTCGCCTCAATAAATTTGATTATAGCTAACATTTGCTATTTTTTAAAGGTTCTACAATATTGTTTGTATTCTTCAAGCCATGTTTGATATAAACACAATTCACAGCTCATATTTTGTTTGATACAGTTACCATAATGACAGCCTTCATGGGACTTTTTTCCTTCAGAGAGAATATTGTCATGAATACGTTTTACCCATTGAATTACATCTTCTTTAGACATTTCAAACGGTAAGTCGTCAGCTTGTGTTTCTTTCTCAACAAGCCAATCAATAAAACATTTCATAATGTAGTCCCACTAGGAATCGAACCTAGATATTCAGCTTAGAAGGCAGGTGGTTCCATGTTCTATCCATTGAACTATGGAACCATATGGGTTGCTAAGTAATTTCAGGATACGTCATCCGTGTAGTACCTCTTCCCTCATCATCCGTCGATGACTACTCTTGGCACTCTCTACCACCTTAGCATTAATTAAACCCAGTTATTTTGTTTCAGAATCTCCAGAATCTTTTGATTTTCTACCGCCTAGTCTTTTTTTTGGTTTATCTTCTGGAGGTGTTGATTGATTTTTATTTTTTGTGAAAATTTTGGCTAACGTTCCTTTGGTATATTTCTCTATTTCGTCACCCTCAGATAGAATCATTCTAGCTGTAAACATAGCACAAAATTCAGAAAATATAAACATATCTTCATCTCTATCAATCAATTTACTTAATAAAAGCATAATTGTTCCTGTTTGAGCCACAGTATAATCTTTATTACCAGTACCCTCAGTTACAAGTGCTTGACCCATCTGTCTAATTTTATCACCAATTTCTAAACGTCTTGCGTTATTTTTCATATAAAATATTTTTACAAATATACTAGAATAAACCGATATTACCAAATTTATTTTGTAATATTTGTTACAACACCACGAAGCTTTATGTTTTGTGTTGTTTCCCAGTTAGTTATTTGGTTAGACATTGCTGGTTTACCACCATTAGGATTAACCGCAAGTGTAATATGTGGAACTGCATTTTTTGATGGGTATCCTGTAACCTCCACAGCAATAACCATATCACTTTTGCCCAAACGTTTTGTTGTTAAACCAACCTCTTTACTCAAATCGTCTTTATTTGCACTTTTGCCAAATTCAATTGTCATGTGATGCGCAACAAATTTCCATCCTTCTGGAATTTCATCTTTATATACGCGGAAAAGCATGTTTCTTGAAACTTCATCCAATACAACACCAGAATAAAGAATATTGGAATCAGGATACATATTAAGCTCGTCTTTTAATCTATTTTTTATGTTCATAATACAAATTTACATTAAATATGTGATAATAACAAAATTTTCTATTAAAAATCGGATAATTATTCGACTTTTAATCGTTTTTATTATATTTATAATTAAATAAACTATGGGTAGACCAAAATTAAAATTAGAAGATAAAAAAATAAAACTTGGGATAACAATTTCACGAGAATTAAATAACCGTATAGAAATTAAATACAAGAATAAATCAGAATTTATTGAAAATCTAATTAAAAACCATTTTAAGAATGAGAACAGCGGAAGATAAAAAAGAATACGCAAGATTATATCGAGAAAAAAATAAACATAAGATTAATGAATGGCATAAAAAAAATTATCTTTTAAATAAAGATAAGAAAAAGAAATATGCGATTGAAAAATCTGAAAATATTAAAATGTATAGAAAAGAATACTATACACTAAATTCTGAAAATATTAAAAATAATGCGAAACAATATTATAACAACAATAAAGAAAACATAAAAATTTCAAAAGCAAAATATTGTAAATATAAACGTTTAAATGATTCATCTTTTAAATTTAGAAATAATGTTTCTAAATTAATCGGAAACGCAATTAGGGAATCTGGTAATAAAAAAATAAGTAAAACAATTGAAATACTTGGTTGTTCAATTGAACAATTTAAACTACATCTCGAATCTCAATTTGAATCTTGGATGAATTGGGATAATTATGGTAACCCTAAAGATGGTATCTTTGAATTAAATAAGACTTGGGACATTGACCATATCATTCCACTAAAAACAGCAAAAACGGTTGAAGATATAATAAGGTTAAACCATTATACTAACCTTCAACCATTATGTAGTTATTATAATAGATGGGTTAAAAAAGATAATATTATCGTCTAAAATCCTTAGACTCCAATATCTTTTTAAGCGTTAACGGACCAACACTTTTATGTGTCTTAACCATTTGTTCAATTTTTTCCAATGGAACACCATGTTGATTCCTTGCAGCCAAGGCTTCAGCTGTTAAACCACCAGTTCCAACATCAATGATTTTAATGTTTTCATCAGCATACCCCAACTTCAAAGCATGTTCAATATAAGCCTTGGCTTCATTGGCTTTTAAATTGGTATTGTCAATAACAACTGGTGATACACCTTCATCCATTGACTTCTTAGCATTGGTAAGGTTCTTTGAATGCATACGGCTAAGTTCTACCCAGCTATTATTGGCCTTCATCTTAGCAAAAAATGCATTGTAATCAGTTGTTGATTCTATTAAAGTATCGGTAGAGTGTATAACACCTTCACCAACTAAAGATTTAGCTTTGGTTGATTTTCCTGAACCGCTAATTCCACGCATCACAAACAATTCTTTATCTGGCCTTGTTACAGGAACACCTAAAGAATTCTTTTGAATATCTTCGCGCAATATTTGTTTAATTTTATCTTTCATCGGGCAAATATACTAAAAACTTTTTAATCCACCAAATCTTCTTTTAAATATTGACGTATTTTTGTCCATTGGTGTCAATAAAGGTGTCACCAGCATTGTATTTTTTAAGATATTCTTTCCATCCAAGACCAAATACCTTTTGAAAATGTGGGTTGTCTTTAAATTTCCATTGTCCACCCCATTCCCATCCAGCACGTCTAAAAATATTAACCACTTCCATCCAGTCGGCTATCTTGTCACCATCCCAATCTTTTTTCAGGTCCCAAGATATTTCTTTGTCGTCTATTAATAAACAAAAATCTAATGCCAACCCGTAGTTGTGAAAACTTTGACCACCTTTTGCATTGGTTACTTTTTTTCCAGCTGTTGTACGTCCTTGTGCGTAAAGAGCGTCTTGTTCAGCAAATGTTCTAAGTGTTTGTGTTATTCTTATTTCTGAGTGTTTTGTTAATTGTCCATTGGCTTGATTAACCAAAAACATCACTTCATTTCTTAATTTAGGATGTAAAAGCTGTATCCTTTGTTGTGTCGGAGAATCTATCATAACTTTTTTAAATAAATATATTCATAAGTGTGATTTTATTGTAATCAACTCATATTTATTTAAAATGGATACAATAACAGAAAGAACAATAGGTGATAGGTACTATTTGTATGGGTTATCATCTTCTAACACCCCTAAATCAATTAGATACATTGGTTTTACACTGACACCAGAAAAAAGGCTAAACGAACACATTAGAGATTGTAATAGGAGTAAAATTAATACGTATAAGAAGAATTGGATTAAAAAGGAATTGAAAAGTGGTCATACTATATTAATGACAATACTAAATGAATATGAAGTTCGTGATGATGTCATATTAGCTGAAATAAATACTATAAAATTATTCATGGATGCTGGTATAAATCTTGTAAATGGTACGCTTGGTGGTGACGGAGTAGTATGTACTGACGATGTTCGGATTAAACTATCAAACGCAAAGAAGAATTTTAAACATTCTGAGGAAACAAAATTAAAGCTCAAAAATATATTTACGGGTAGAAAGCACTCTAAAGAAACCAAACATAAAATGTCTCTATCACGTAAAGGTAAATGCGGAAGAATTTGGACTAAGGAGGAAAGAATTAAATTATCAAAGAGTCTAAAGGGTAAACCATCACAATTAAAAGGTAGAATAATTTCAGATGAAACTAAGGCAAAAATTAGTCTCACTAAGACAGGAATACCCTCAAAAAAAAGAAAACGTGTTCAACAACTAAATAAAAACTACGAATTGATTCACACCTTTCCATCACTAATTGATGCGACAATTAAAACGAAAATCAATAATATACATAGATGTATTAATGGTGGAAGAAAAACAGCTGGTGGTTATATCTGGAAGTATGAGTAACTAAATTATTGGGCGCTGTCCTGTGTAACATTATCCATTTTCTATTTGTTTTATAAATTTTATTATTCTAGTATCTAAGACAACAATATGTGTTATATCCGATTCACCAGTTATTATGCTATTTCTTCCACCAATGATAATTGAGTCATATCCAAGTTTAACCATGTTTCTAACATAATCAACTGCATTGTTCCTATAGAAATCATACCAAACCTGCATATATTGTTGATGTGGATTTTCATTATACTTAATGAAATCAGTGGCTGCTTGTTTATATCCAATTCTTGGGTTTTCATTCCAGTTCATTGCCGTATCTTTCCAATCAGGTGCTTGTAAAATCAACCATTCAATTTCCTTTAATGGAGCATTTTTATTTTCTTGTGTGGATACAGATTTCTTAGGTGTTAGTTCTACTTGATAAACATTTTCGCCATAAGCCATCGCGTTGTTTAATGACGTAGTGAAATATATCCCTGGTCCTTCTTGGTCATTGGCTTCTTTACCCCCGACAAAATCATCAATAAATGAACTTATCTTATGTTTTGTACCGTGATAAGCAGTGATGGGTTGAGAGCCTATGGTCTCATCAATAACTTCTGTGTATATTTCTCCAATTTTCATTATGCGTTACTAAATACTATTGTGTTGTTATCAGTAATGTAAAGGTCAACCCCTTTTAATGTATGTGCCGCATCGTTGAGTTGCTTTTCGTGGTCGTAGTTATGGTCAAAGAAACCTGCGCCGTGTCCGTTTCTAGTTAACCAGATATCCATACCGAATTTGAAGAATCCGTTTTCATTGATTGCTTCTACTGTTGCAGCAGGTCCAGCTATTTTAATGAAGTTTTTGATGTCAACGTATGCTTGGATTTTTGAATCTGGTTCTAAATCTTCCACAACAAATCTTTCGAAGGGAACTTGATTAAGTTTATTCTTCATTCGTATAAGCTTTTCAACTTCATCATTATCATCGTCATTATTCCAATCTTCGTCGTCGTATTCCTGACCTTGATTATAATCGTCGGACAACCTTTCTTCTTCAGTCCATAATGCCGCCTCAAGATAACCTTTAAGGATTTCATTCATCTGTTCTTGTGTCAGCTCACCAGTAGGGGTCACAGACTCGTATAAAAAGACATGACGTCTAACTATCCTTCTTAATGTTTTATTTGTCATATATTCTCACCATTTAAATTCTTATATATCGATAAATATTACAACAAATGATAAAAGGGTGTATAAAACACCCTTTTAAAAATGAATATTATATGCAAATGCATATAAAATACCTATTATAATCGTTTTTATATGCAAATGCATATAAAAACAGCGCGGAGAGTAGTGGAATCGAACCACTGCGACTGTTACATCGGCCTCAGTTTAGCAAACTGGCCTATTACCGCTCTAGCAACCCTCCATTTATTTAAAGAATAATCTCCTTACTTGTTGTTTCTTTCTTTGTAATTCAGCGGCCTCATTTTCTAACTTCCCCTCAATTTGTAACTTTTCCACCCAAACCTTTGTTTCTTCCGACATTGGGTTGGCCTCCCTATTTTCTTTAGCCATCCGAGCAATCTCTGTTAGCTCAGCTTTTGTCCATTTCTTATATGGATTACCAATTGGATAATCATCAGCATTATCACTTGTAATGGGTGGTAATGATGCTTTCCACTTAGCTTCTCTTTTTTTAAGTATGTGTGCTTTTTTCATGTGGTCCCAACAGAATTCGAATCTGTAATAACCGCTTAGAAGGCGGTTGTGATATCCAGTTTCACCATAGAACCGTTTGTAGCCGCAGTGGGATTCGAACCCAACAATGAACGTTTAGGAAACGCTAGTGATGTCCAGTTTCACTATGTGGCCATATTAATTTTATAGTGACCTTAGCGAGGGTCGAACTCACATTTTTTCCTTCGCAGGGAAATGTCCTAATCCATTGGACGATAAAGTCATAATTTGGTTGTTGTTACAACATCACTCACCCACTTTTTCGGCAGGGTCTCCATCATGAAGTTCCGTTAATCGATGTATCTGTTTATAACCCTCGACGCAACTAGCAGGGTAACCAAATTTGAGGTCTCAAAGGGATTCGAACCCATACAAAACGTTTCGAAGACGTTTATGCTCATCCGTTACATCATAAGACCATGGTACCGTGTACGGGAGGCGAACCCGTTTTTCCTTCCTTATGAGAGATGGTTGTATTCCAATAACCCACGGCATAAAAATAGCGGATAAGGTAGGACTCGAACCCACAACCCTGTCGCTAACAACGACTCGCTCTAACCAATTAATAGCTACTTATCCAATTTTTGAGGATGGGGTGGGAGTCGAACCCACGGTGGAGAACATTATCTCACTTGGTTAACAGCCAAGACTTTTCGGCCTCTAAAGCAACCCATCCATTTTTATTTATTTCCAAAACTATCATCAATCATAAAAAAGATATTCCAACCTTCAAACTTATTTATCCATCCTTTGGCTTTTTCATCACCATATGGTATATAAGAAATTATTTTTGGCATTATGAGTAGTTGTGATTTCAACAACCCATTGTATCTTTCACCAAACATTTGTTTAATCTCTTTTTTTAGTTTCCTAGGAAACCTTTTTGATTGAACCTGCGTTTTTCTCATGTCGGAGCGAAGGGATTCGAACCCTTATGTGACCAGTTACCCTTTCTACACGATATAAGCGTGAGGAGATACACTCCGTTAGTGGCGATGACCAGAGTTGCACTGGCTTATCCTCTTAATACCACTCTAATTCTACATGGTGATAATTTTCTTCTGTTCCAACATCCCGTTGAACTCAGTTACTCTCTTATCGTTTGCTTTGTTAGAAGCATTAGTCTGGACCCCTATTAAGGGTTACTCGGTTCGTCCAAGCGAGGTCTGACCTCCCCATCCCCAATTGTTGACCCTACAGAATTCGAATCTGTGACCTTGATGTTATGAGCACTTTACGTTTTTAATAACCATCTTTTAATTGTCGTCACGGAAACATTATATTTTCTGGCACACCAAGATTTATTATTTTTTTTAACCTCTTCAATTAAAATGTTTATTTTTGGTTTATCAACATTACATTTATTTATGTTAGAACATTTCCTACAACGTTTGTATGTATAATTAATTTCTGTCCCACAATCAATACATTTAGGTTTGCCAATTATTTTAACCTCCGTTATACTATCTGGTCCAACTTTAATAATCTTTCTAACATTCCCAATTTCTAATTCTGGCGAATGTTCTTCTCTATGACAATTAGAGCAAAGTAACTCACATTTTTTAAACTCTTCTAAAATATATTTCATAGAAGAGTTTGATAATGCTCTCATATCTAATTGACCATCTTTTTTAGATGGGTCAATATGATGAAAATCAAGCCCACTTATATTTTTACTATAACCACATCTCTCGCAACAACCACCTCTTAAATCAATCAAATGTAATTTTCTTTTTAATCCCCTCAGTTTTTGATATTCATATGAATTCATAATTTTTCTTTATTATAAATATCACGATATCTGAAGAAAGACAGAAAATCTTAGTAACATGTTACTTAACCCCTAGATTCGAACCCTACTCTACCGCTGAGTTAAGGGTCAGAAAATAAAAGTATTTTTTAATAGTAGATATTCATCGATTGATAATTCTTTTACTAAAATTATATCAACCTTCTCAGTATCTATATTTGGTGTATTAAGAATTTTGTGTAAAATTTCTAATGTTTTATCCTTAGATACACCAGCATCTTTAAACGCCTCTATTATTTTCTCTATCATTGTTTTTCCCGTGAGAATCGAACCCACCTTGTTCCTTTCGGAACCCACGGTATCAGCGTGGTACCTCAACCAGTCAGACTGAGCACAATATGTCGGGATGATAGGAATCGAACCTACGTGTAACCAATTACCCTTTCTACGCAGTATCAGTGCGAGGGGATACATCCCGATTATCAATTTCTTCATGTATTTCTCTATGACAATTTGCACAGACTAAAATACATTTATTTAATTCTATTTTTACTTTTTCCCAAGACAAAACACCATAGTTAGAAATACCATAATCTTTTTGTGTTTGGTCTGTATGGTGAAATTCTAATGCTCGTATACATTTATTATATCCACATCTTTGACAACCACCACCCATATATTTAACTGCTCGTTCTTTTATTTTTTGTCTATGTGTTTTAACATGGTTATAATTATTTTTTTTTAACTCAGCATCACTTAATTTTATACGTTTATTATCAACATACCTAACAACCGTTGTTTTACTAACATTAAAAAAAATTGCTGTCTCTTCAATTGAATGAGTTTTATAAAACTCATTCATTTCATCTTTTTCTGTATCGGTTAATATTTTAACACCATTACCTAAATTATGTCGTTGACAATGGTACGAGATTGTTGCTTTTGAACAACCCAAAGCAATTTTTATTTCGTTATAATTTTTACCTTCATTTCTTAATTTTAAAATTTCATTTTTTAAACTTATGCTCATATCTATATCTTTTAATGATAATAAATATAACACAAGTTCGAAATAAATAAATAAATCAAAGAACTTTTGTGCTAACCATTCTACTATATCCCCATTTAAGATTCCTACTTAACGCTAGTATATCTTGAACTTAGCTTGTTGGGGTACACGATGGGATTCGAACCCACGATGTTTGATACAATCTCATTCTGGTTCACAGCCAGATTCCTTCGACCACTCGGACCACGCATACCATATTAAAAACCAATTCTTGGGTAATCGATGGGGCTCGAACCCACGACCTACAGAATCACAATCTGTCGCTCTAACCAACTGAGCTACGACTACCATAGTTACAATATAAAAATTTAATACTACATTTTCAATATGTAATTAAATTCTTTTTCATCAATTTCAATATCAGACTCTTTTAAAACCCAAGGTTGATATAGGGCGTATACACTACCATTTTTATAATAACACCCTGTTGCCGAATTACCAATATATTCAACCCTTGAACAGTATACATCACCATTAAAATTCCATTTATAATATTTAGTCATAAAATTTACTTTGCGGATAGTTGAGTACTCGAAACTCAGCCGATTTAACGACCTCTTGCTTTCCAAGCAAGCGGGGAACCCTGTCCCTCTTTAACTATCCCTCCTTCACCTTCCAATTTTGGGCTATAAGAGGAAATCGAATCCTCATAGCGAACCTAAGTCCGTCAGTAGAACGACTACTGTGTTGCTTTCATCGTGAATGGGTTAACCATAACCGTTTTATCCTCTAGTTGGGATTGCCAACTTTTAAACTATTAAAGCCATATAAAAATACCCACCAAATATGGGATTCGAACCCATGGACCCTGTTACGGGCCACTCCTTTCAGGGGAGCACCTTAAGCCTCTCAGACAATTCGGCAAAGTATCTTAGCGGAAGAGGACGGATTCGAACCCTCAGATGACATTGCTGCCATCCCACTGTTTTCAAGACAGGGCCCCGCACCAATGGGGTCAGCTCTTCCTTTTATTAACTTCATATCCATTATGAACTAATATTTTTTCACACCAATAAATCAACTCATCTGGTAACAAATCACCTTTCATCATATTAACTACTTCATGAAGTATTCCAAGATTACTTAGTATGTTTTGACCGCCTCTTGTTGTTGGTATCATATGGTCAAAATTGTATGTATTTTCAAAAAGATTTATTGGCTCACCAGATAAATAACAAATAGTTGATTCACCAAATTTTTCTAAAACATCTTTCCAAACAAATGTTGTTTCTAAATTTTTATTTACATAACCACTAGCTTGATTATCTCTTTTCTGAAACTTGCGAATTGATTCAACAAAATTCTTATTAGGCTTTACCTTTTTATCTACTTTAATTGCATATTTGAAACAATCTGTTTTACGTGCCAATACATTTTCATCTCGTTTACGCCTTCGTAAAGTTGTTTTTTCCTTTTGCCCATCACCACAATGATATGCTATAGTACCTTTTGAACAATTAAGAATCTTCTTTATTTCATCATAACTTTTACCTTCACTTCTAAGTTTTAAAATTTCTTCTTTCATGAATTGGATTTATAATAAATATCCAAATCATTTAAAAAGTTCGAATTTTATAAAAATAATTCGCACGAACGGTCCGAGTCGAACGGACATAGCCTCACGGCACTGTTTTGGAGACAGCTTACCTCACCAATGGATGCGCTCGTGTTTAATCAATATGTCAAATAACTACGTAAATTAGAACTTTACCACGTTCCTTTACAAATTTTAATTCGCCTTCAAACCCCAGCTCAGTTGCCTTTTTCCTATAGACCTCGTAATACTTGTCAAAGTCTTTATCAAACTCCTTTCTTTTCTCTGTTCCTAACTTCTTGTACCTTTCATCTTCCATAGGGCATAAAAAAAACCCCGATTTTGTGTCGGGGCTTCTTATAAGTTGTTTTGGTTTTTACACCAATTCTGTATCTTTACTTATAAGCATACCCGACCTGTTTGAATGACTATTACGTCTCCAATTAATCGAAATCATATTTATACTTAAAGTTCTCATTGTTTTTTATGTTTGTGGGTTACCCCTGTTAATAAATATATTGTTTTTATAAAAAGTCTGAAAAAAAGAAAATAATTGGTATACTACAGCTGAAACATGTTTCATTTTCAATTTAAAGGCGAAGGAATCCCAACCTCACTTTCCTCACCTACTGTAGAAGCCGATTGGACCTGAACTGTTACTTCAACTACTTTCTTTGCTTCAGAATACAAATATACGAAACATTTTCGAAAAAGCAAATTTTTTTTAAACTTTTTTAAAAAAAGTTTTTAAGCATACATATCATCGTCATCATCATGGTCGTGATGACCATGTCCGTGGCCATGTCCATTGCCATGTCCATTGCCATGTCCGTGGCCATGTTTTTTTTCTTTATCCTGTTCTTTCTGATGTTTATATTCTTTTCTCTCATCACGAATTTTAGATGCTACAATTCTTTGAAACTTATCATAAACCACGTAATCTCTGTTGGGGTTATCGTTTAAGTTTTTTGCAAAAGCTAAAGCATCTTCTAATGAATCGGCTATTATCTCATTAATTTTTGGGATAATGCTATCCAAATATTTCACACTAATAGTGTGTTTATCTCCTAACTCAGGACGATTTTTTTTATTTCTGTTTCTTTCTGATTGTTGACTTTTCATCTTAATTATTGATTTAATCTTCAGTAATGTTATCCCACTCTTCATCATCATCAATATCATCATCTAATTCAAGTTCACCATCCAATATTGATTGAAGGTACTCTTCACCGATAAATATTCCAAACTCCCCACCAAATATTTTAT